CACTGTCTATCCATATCTATACATATACGTACATGAAGGGGGTACCCCAAGCGGGGGGTGGGGTGCTGTGCTCACGTGGCGGACATCAATTCGCGCAGGCGCGCGCACGAACCACTCTTTCCGCGCGGGCACGTAAAATATAGATCTCCGATCTATATTTCTGCTGGCTGGCTGGCTGGGGTTGGACTGGAATATATATTTATAGATCTACGATCTATAAATAATATATTCCAACTTGTTGGTTGTTTATTATAGATCTCCGATCTATAATAAACAACCAACAAAGGTTTCTGAATATTGTATTTCATAATCGGAGATTATGAAATACAATATTTGAGATCTTGGGGGCTCTTTTTATCTGAACCCCTCACGAAGTGAGGGTTCAGATAAAAAGAGACCCCAACCAGAAAATTTGCTAAGGAGGCAAAAATGGAAACACAAACCGCGCTACTTAAGACCCTAAAGGGTCTTAAGAGCCAAATCGAAGCCCTTGAGGCGCAAGTTGCTGCTACGCAGCAACCAGCAGGGAAATCCCCTGCGACTGAAGTTCCTACGGAACTTCCGAAACTGACAAAAGCGGAACGCCGCGAACGTAATCGCTCGCAGTACCGCCAAGTCCTCGGGTTCCGTGGCGAAGCCACGAAACAGGCTAAAGCAGGGGATCTCAAGAAAGCCCGTGCGGCGATTAGCAAGGCTAATCGGATAGCAACCGAGCGTGGTTGGACCAGCGAGATCTCTCGCAACAACCAACACCTAAAGGTGTTGGTTGGTTAGTCCCCTCGTGTGAGATCCCCCCTTCGGGGGGGATCTCATCGTTCACGTTACACGTATGTGTAGCGTGTGCGATGAGATAAATTATCTCGTCTTGAATATGCACTCACGTAAGGAGCGATGATGAAGTATTCAGAATATGTAGCCGCAGGTGTGAACCCTGCGCTGGCATCTGCGTTATGCGTTAAGGCGCGTCCAGATGCGTATACGCTAGGGGAGCGTGAATTGGTGCGCATGTTAGCATGTGCACGTAATGACGACGTGTCCGCTAGGGGGCTAGACATAGACGCTAGTCATGACCAAGAGTATGTAGGCGTGGTGAAGAATACACGTGTGTCTGCACCGTACGGCGATAGGTACGTGGATCTTATGCCATGTCTTACGCTTGAGGAACGTATGCGGGCAAGTGACACCGCTACGTACTGGGGTCAAATGGTAATCAACGCTAAAGCACGCAAGGAGGTGCAGGTATGAGTGAGATTATTGAGGTAAACGCCATAGGCGTGGAATTGGACTACAGGTCCTCTTACGGGTACGCTGACTTTATGAGGTTAGTTGAACTCGCATACACGGCTAGGAGCGAGCATGGGAAACACCATGGGCAAGAGGTGCTCTACGGGCGTGTGTTGTTTGATATGTTGATGAAGCATAGACCACGCATGGCCGAAGAGTTGCGTAGTTCCTACCTAGACCCGTTCCATAGGTCTAGAGCGAAGGTAAAGCCTTCACTGTACGAATACATGCGGCGAAATTGGGATTTAATTTAGTCTCACGCCGTATGTATGAGGACCCATTATTCCGTCTCTCAATTTATTGAGAGACGGAATAATGGAATAGAAATTCTGTTTAACTAATGCGAGGAGGCATTATGAGTGATACAGCAATTAAAATAGAGTTATACGTGATTATACCCGATCACGTGGAACCTGAGGAAGTCGGTAGGGTTCTCCGTGAGGATTTGCGTGAAGATGGCTTAGAGCCTGTTTACGTGACCACTGAGGAGATCCCTATGCAAGACGCTATAACGATGGCGCTTGCTTAGTCGCTCCTTGCAAGGCGCCCTAGTGAAGCCACAGACGCCGCCCGTCTAAGTGCTTCGCTAGGGCGTTTATTCGCAGGTTTAGGCGCTTCCCTAGCGTGGGGAATAGGATAGGCGTTGGAGGCTGGTTCCGATGATCCCCTTTAGCAACGCTAGGTGAGGCGCACCACCACAATAGGTAGCGATTGGAGGAAATATGGCTACGTTTATTACTACATACACAAGCGTGAGTACGGGTCGTCCGTATAGGTTGGAATTGACTGCTTACGTGAGCATGACTAAGGACGTTGTATGGCGTTGGTCCGTGATGAATAGCGATGTGCTGTTTTACAATGAGGGCTTCGTGCGTGATAGGCACACAGGCATAGGTATGGCTATAGGTATGGCTGATGTGTTTGAAGAGCAGGAAATTGATTTAGCGGAAGGAGAAGATGGTGTCGTTATATGAATTTGCTTATATACTCGCGTTAGGTTCGGGCATATGCTTCGTGCTTACGATAGTTGTTTGGTTCTTTGAGCGTGAAAGGTAAACTATGAGCGCTTTAGGAGAGAAAATACTATTAACGATGGTTAAGGACTGTCCCAATATGGGAAGTGGCAAGTGTGCGTTCGTGCATACTTGTGTTATATATACAGATACTGGGGAGGTATCAGGAATGAGTGAAACAGCAACAAGTAATTACGCAGACATAAGCGTGGTTATGGATCTAGAAGGTCCAGACGGCAATGCGTTCGTAATCCTAGGTAGGGTTGCTAAAGCAATGCGTAGTGCTGGGGCTACAGAAGAGGAAGTAAACGCATATCAAGCGTCCGCCACAAGTGGCGATTACGACAATCTGCTTAAAGTAACAGGCGAAACAGTTGATTTTGCTGCTTCTTTGAGCACATTGTAGGTGAGAGGTCCCATTATTCTGTCTCTCAATTTATTGAGAGACAGAATAATGGCTTTCAAAAAGTTAATTCATACACACACATGTTGCATAGGAGGTAACAATGAGTGATTACATAGAACTCACGGTGGATATCCCATCGCTAGAGGCAGAAGTATCTATCAACGCAGACGACCTGTTTGAGGTTGATGCTTTCCGCGAGGCAATCGCAAGAGAAGCAAAAGACATGCAAGAAACCCTAGAGCGTACGCCTGTACATGAAGGCGATGATCGTAGGAGTGCCTTGTGTAGCGACGGCATGAAGATTTATGACCTTGTTGCCAAGATCGTGGAATTACACATAGACGGGAATGAGAAACTTGCGTGCAAATGCGCAACGGTTACAGACCCGAAAGAAGTACCTGTAGGCATAAGCAATCGCTTACAGGCAATAGAGAAGTTTATGCGTCGCCAGTCTAACGACATGTACGACACATTCACTAGATTACAGTCACCCGCACAACAGGCGGAACTACACGATGAGGAGCCTTTCTAATGGCGATGAGTAGGAAACATTATACGGAAGCCGCACGAATACTTCATGCGCATAGAGTACACATGGACAAAACCTTAGTTAGGGGAAACCCTGATACGCCTGATGAATTGTTTTACAGGCTCGCTAATGCGTTTGGTCACATGTTTTACGAAGATAACGAAAACTTTGACTGGGATCGCTTTAGGCAAGCGTGTGGAGTGGAGGCTTCAGCATGAGTGAGGTAGTGAAAGAGTCAGAAATTGACTTTAAGCGTAAAGGGTTTGGCTCTACAAGCAAGTACAAAGAGTTGGGCGACTCTGTTATGGCGCTTAAAGAAGGTGAACTTTTAAAGTGCCATTTAGGTTACGATTTTATGCCAGAAGTCTTTACAGACAAGCAAACATATCCAACTGGTTGGACGTGCACTGTAGGGGCTGAGCATAAAGTGATGAACCAGTTTCGTTCCGCTTTCTACAATTACATGCGCATTAACCATAATGTAAAAATTACTACAGCCATTGATGGTGACTGCATGTACCTGAAAGTTGGGAGCGTTGTGAAATGAGTTACGGTCAAGCGGTCATAGGACTGCTATTGGTGTCCGCCTTGATATGGGCGTTCAGATATATCAAAAATAAAACATATCAACTTAGTTCGCGGAAGGAGGAGAATAACCGTGAATGAAAGAAACCAGATAGATAACGTCAATGGGCAGATGTGGCTAGTTGGGAGTAAAAACTCTCAGCATGGCGGCATCGTCGTTGGCGATAAGCAATCAGTCGTAGACGTTGCTAGAGAAGCGGGTGCAGACTTTGAAGTCCAGTACACGCCATCTGGCTATGTGTATGAAACTGAAGAGGGGAAGAGAGCCTTTCGTATCCCTAGATACGAGGACGGCGTTTACCAGAATGAACCGCTAGATGTTTACATCGTGCGTAACGATACTGGTGACATCGTGGGTAGTCACTCAGGGAAATACCCTAAGAGAGATGGCTACAGGCACGTATTTAATACGTTAGAAGATCTGTTCCCACAGACATGTGAAAGTATTACCGTCTATGGTAATGGTGAGCAAGTGGTTGTAGAGCAATGTTTAGGTGAGCCTAAAGACTTAGGCATTAGCCTTCGTGGTCATGGCTTCGGAACAGAAACCTTACAACCATACGTTTATACTCGTATGAGTTTGAATGGTAAATGGCGCACAGAGATCATTCCAATGCACAAACGTGCAGCATGTGAAAACATGCTTGGATCTGATGCATCTGTTGTAGCAGTAAGAGCGACACGCAACCATGACAGCATACTTTCTATGCGTTCAGAGATACTGAACGAAACCATTAAAGATGGTGAGCGTTTAGCGATCAAGGCACAAGAGATGTCAGAAACCCTTATGACACATAAGGAGTTCAGTGACATGATTAACAACCTGTTGCCCTACCCTAAAGATCCAGACACCTCGCAACGTGCTTTGAATAAGATTTCAAATACACGTGGCGCTGTACTGAATCGCTGGGCAGAGGAACTTGGTATGGACCCGCTTACAAGGGGTACACACTGGGTGGCTTGGAATTGTTTTCAAGGTGCAGAACAGCACAGGGTAAACCATAATTTCAATAACAGGGTAAAAGATCAAGAGCGTGGCTTGTCTAAGATGTTAGACCAGACCACACCTCTTGCGGATCAGGCAGAAGAATACCTAAGGACATTAACTTCTGCTACTATATAGAAGCGTTAGATCGCTCTATATGGTTGATCCCCTCCGCTCCATAGAGCGGTCTAACAAGGAGTAGGGGGGTGCACCTCCTTAGGGGCGTTTACTCATTGAGTCGCCACTGCACCCCTCTACTCTCTACTGAGAGGAGGACCAATGGCAGGTCCACACAACTATTGCGTGTATTTCTCTACCGTTGTAGAGATGCACATATTGGTTGATGCCAATTCTGAAGAGGAAGCCACACAGTTGGTGGAGGGCTTCAGCAATACTATTGACTGGAACAGCGCAAGTAAAGGCGTGTTTGGTCAAGAGGAAATTACCGTACACGGTGTGACAGCATAATGGCGTTGGAACACAATCATAGAACCTACCAAAAAGGGTTATGCCGTTGCGGTATATGCAAAGAGGCGCGTCTGCGTTACGACGCAGAGCGTAAGCGCCTCAGACAAGCGCGGGTGCCTGTGCGCCCGCTTAGATTAGACAAAATGGTGCACGACACGATAACACGTGAAGAGTACAACAAAGCGAGAGGATAGTCATTATGGCTAAAATTATCAGTGAGTTCCCTACAGTAGGAAGAACTCGTTCAAGTAAATACCCGTGGGGTGAATGGCTTGACGGCCAGACACGCTGTTTAGAAAAGGCATTCTTAGGTGATGAGGGTGACTTTGATTGCAGTCCTAAGTCTTTCCGTCTTAGTATTTACCAAGCGGCTAAAAAGGCTGGCGTTAAAGTCAGAACAGCGCAAGATATAGATGCGAATGGAAGAACCATTATCTATGTTCAAGCGTTTAATGATGGACCCTATTTCAAGGGTACTACGGCATCAGGCGTTGATGTCTTTGATGACGAACCGCAGACAGAGGAACATGAAACCTCTGACATAGCGAACGTTATTACGGACCTAAACAACTTTGAAGATGAATTAACGCAATCAATAGAGGAAGCATTACAAACTGCCTCAGCAACGTTAAACGAACTTCAAGAAACCGCAGACCAACTTGATGGTCCGTCTGACATCTTCTTTGAAGATGAACTGTAACTGTCACACAACTGTAATACTTTCGTAGCACGAAAGTCACATTGCGTTGATAGGATCAAATGGTACTTAGTTCCCGCCCCCACTTAAACAGAGTGGGGGCGGTTACTTAGTACAGTCTGGAGAAACATGAGTAAATACCCTATTCACAAAGATGAAAAGGGCCGCTGGGTCCACACTTGGGTGAGACAATCTGCAATTAAAACTGCAGATATGTGCCTTGAAAGATTTCGTACTGACATCTTTAACGTACACCCACCTTTAGAGAAGGACGCAGCAGCATTAGGTACAGCGTGCCATCAAGCGGCGGAAGATGTATTGAACGCCAAAGTAGATGGCATAGCAGAGATGAGCGAGAGCGACGCAGTAGCGGCTTTCATGTATGCGTGGTCGGAAGCAATAGACGACATAGATGCATGGGAGAGTTACACCGTTGAGCAAGCCACAGAAATAGGTGCGGAAAAGGTAACGAGTTGGTACAGGGAAGTTTATCCCGAACTCAAACCCTTATTCGTGGAAAAACACTTTGATGTGATGCTTTACGAAGATGACGAGCGCGTCGTCAGGCTTTCAGGGACCATAGACTTGGTTGAACGTGACCGTTTATGGGACTGGAAATTCCCCAAAAGGGATTATTCAAGAGAGAAATGGCAATACGAGCGTTGGGATATCCAAAGCATCGCTTATTGTTATGCCTTAGGTATACCGAATTTCTCTTACAGAATTATGCACCCTAAAGGTGTAGGACATATAGATTTAGAGCGTAACCAAACTCACTTTGATTGGTTACGCACAAAAGTCTTGGCACTCTGCCACGTCGTTGAGTCACAAACACCCGCGCCTTGGGTGTTAGGCGACAACGGTTGGTGGTGTTCCGAGAAATGGTGCGACAACTGGTCGCACTGCAAGGGCCGTTAGGAGGATAACTAACATGGCTTTTAAACCAATGAGTCCGCAAGAGCGGGCAAGCATAGAAGCACAAGTGCTGATAAAGGCAGGCGCTGAACTCGCAGTTGCAGAAATTGCAAACGGCGATGAAGGCGTTGCGGTAACGATGGCGATAGATAATGCCAAAGCGTTAGCGCAAGCAATGCCAGCACTTAAGCAGGAACTGGAAGGTTCCATAGTTGCGACAACAACTGCTACCGCCATGAGGGCGATCACCGATACTTTTGGTGAAGTGGAAGCAGTTGCTCCGCAACAACAAGCACAAGCACCTGTTAATGCAGGTGGGGCAAGACCGTCAATGTATATTGACGATAGCGAGTACTCTTTAGTACATAGGCTTTTCCTGTTTGAGAAACAAGCGGGCATAGCATATGGGTCTAAAGACTCATTCTTTATGGATAACCAAGCCATACGGAAATTGTTCCAAGACGGACAGCGCCAATTCCCCGCCGATTACTGGGCTGAATCAATGCGCGGCAAAGACATACCTATAACCAAGAACGGTAAATGCGGGCTTGGAGACTTTAGAGTCAAGAAGGGTGTGACTGCCGCAGAGGACGGTACATTTTATGTAGCGCAAGGAGAAGGCACTTATGGCGTTGCCAATAAGAGCGGATACTTTGGTGCTTTAGTTAAGCACACTCCGTTCAACTGGGCTGAACGTCCGCAACCTTTAGACCCACAGGGTTGGTTAGTTGGTGCTGATGGTTAAGCGGCTCTCTCCAGAGGCTGCCCAAGCACTTGTTGGTAAGGGGGGGGCAACCCCCTCTGCCAGTAAGAAAGAAGAGGGGATATCATCTACAGACCTAAAGCGTTTGTTCACTCCCAAATCTGAGCAAGTGAAGCGTATGCGACATGACCTCAGATCAGGTGGAGAATGGACATTCGGCGTTAGGGCCTTTGATGAGGCAACCTTAGGCGGGGCGCGGCCAGGCCAGTTAATTACGTTAATTGGTAAAACGCATACAGGTAAGACGATGATGGCTATGAACATGGTTGCTAAAAACCGAGGACATAGGACATTGTGGGTAAGCCCAGACGAAACTGAAACAATGTTTTGGGGGCGTTACGCTGCTATGCGTTTAGAAATAAGTCAGAAAGATTGGATAAGTAGGCTCATTCGTGAAGATGAACAAGCGTGGATAAGAACAGGCGAGATCATTGGAAGCGAAACGAACCTACATTTTGAATCTACTGGCATGTCCGTAGACGACTTAGATAAGGCAATGCGTATTGCGGCGAGCGAACTCTGGAACGGAGAACGCCCGCACGTTCTCGTATACGATTATCTTGAACTCATTCGTGGAGGAGGATCTGGCGATGCCGCCAGCGTCCAATCCAAGATTGAATCATTCAAGCAACTCGTATCCGACTGGCGTGTCATCGGTGTTGTTCTTCACCAATCAGGTAGAGGATCAGGCACTAGAGGACAAGCAGGCGGCATTGACTCTGGTAGGTTCGCATCTACAAGTGAAAGCCATTTCGTGTTTGAAACATGGAGGCGTTGGGACGACACCAATTTGGAAGAAGAGGTGCGTCACCACTACATTGACGAAGTTAGTGTAGGCTTGTGGAAGAACAAAGCAGGCGAAGGCGAAAAAGCAGAAGTAAACTTAACTATACACCCTAGTGGCAGGCTCTTAGAGCCAGGAGTTACGTGGGAGCAGTTAAGTTTTAAAGATAACGAGGTGGAAGATTATGCCGAGTATGAAGAAACTGTTTGAGGGCTTTCCCTATGCTTATGGGACAGATGAAGGCGGTTGCCGTTGGGCAGACGTCACTGATTCCCTGTTTGAGCGCCACTTAGTCGGTGAAGAGATGATTGGGATATACCCAATGGTCTACGACCCAGAAGAAGAGGCGTCGCCAGCAGGTTGCACAGCATGGAAAATGGACGACGGACGACGGATTTACGAATCCGTTAATCCCGACCTATGGAAATGTTTGTGGGGCGCTATAGACATAGACGAGGGAGAGGACTCAATAGTCCTTGCTCAAAATGCTACAGCACTTTTGAGAGCCTTGAATATAAACGCTTGGCCTGAACTGTCACGCAGTAAGGGTTGTCACGTTTGGGTTTTCTCTGCTGACTGGGTTAAGGCTTCTATTATGCGTAGAGCCTTAATGGCTGTCATGCAAAAAGGAGACATACCGTATGATGCGGTCTACCCTAAGCAAGACACCCTAGACGGACCCCCAGGAAATTACATGCGGCTACCATACGGAGGTAAGAGTCCACTTGGTAGGCAAGTAATCTTAGATGAGGAAGATAAGCCAATGTCTGTGTCTAACTTTGTGTATGAGGCTGAACATAATCGTACAGCAGTTGAATACATAGAAGAAGCCGCAACCTTATGGGAACCACCAGTATCCAAACTCCCACCAAATCGTGAATACTCTAAAGAGCCTTTAATGGCAGTAGATGGAACACGCTTACGAGGAGTTGCAAAACGAATGTGGGAAGATGGACCCGTCGCCTACTATACTGCCGCTGAAGGCGCAGGTAGAGGTAGACACGGTTTTCTTAACAGGTTCGCAAGAGCAATGTGGGAAGCGGGATACCAAACCAATGACATAATGACGTGGACTAAAGACCTAGACTCACGCTTATCTAATTGGTGGCCCGAAGGATCAAAGTTCATAGGCAGACCAGATTGTGACAAGCAAATTGAAAAACTCGTCAGTAGCGCCCACCAACAAGCCAGAAGGTGAATATTCCTTTGTCGTGCAAGGCCGTCCCCGAACCAAGGGGCGGCCACGCATGTCAAAGGGAGGAAGAGTCTACACACCGCAAGAAACTGTACGCGCTGAAAAAGAGTACATAACTGCGGTAGGTGACAACCCGCCTGTGTTTGAAGGCCCTGTCTCACTTGAACTAACGTTCATGGAAGATGCCACCCTAGTTACGATTAAGCCAGTAGAAACTTGGGACACCCCTTTAAGGGGTGACCTAGACAACTACTGCAAACTAGCCTTAGATGGCATACAACGTGCAGGAGTCTTAAAAGACGACAGACAGGTAGTGATACTTTCTGCTGTGAAGATACGGTCAGGAGAAAACGAATGAGTTTCAAAGATCAATCTTTCAAACAGCGCTTTCAAACGATGGGAGACATAGCAGAGCGTGCCTATGAGGAAACAACGACAGTTAAGTTCTGTCGTTTCGGACTCAACCGCCCGCCAATAAACATGTCTATGTTGCCCTTAGAACTAAGGCACACACCAGACTACCTAACCTCTTACGGCCTTGTAGAAGTACAAGGTTTTGGAGATGACCAAACGCTTAAAGTTAAATTAGACAAACTAAAAGCACTTGAGTGGTGGAACAAGGTTCACCCAGTTTCTTTATTCGTATACGACTCAAAGCACAATAGAACTTGCTCCTTGAGTATGAGCGACGTAAAGAAACTTGCACGCAAAGCAACAGTTGAAATGTTTCCTGAAGGTAAAAGATACTACGCCATACCAGCAGTGCTAATATGGCCTGATGTCTAGGAAAGAATTTTTACGTGACCCTATAGAGTACGAGTGGCTGTTTGATAAAGGATCAACAAGTTCACCTAAACAACCAGCCACCGTACTGCAGGTTCTTCAAGAGTCTGCACCACATGCGGTCATGCCCATTTCAGCAGAAGAACGCTTCCACCTAAGAGAACTAATAATAGACACATTAGAAACTCTCACAGATATGGAAATTTGGATAATAAACGCATTGCTATTTGAACGCATGAGTTTAAGAAGAGCAGGGTTCATACTAGGTATACCTAAAACAACCCTTGCTCGTAAGCGAGATGCAATCCTTAAAGGACTGCAAGAAAAATTATTACAACACGAGTACATAAAGGAGTACTTAAATGACTGAATTAGCACCTAGAATACTCCCAACAACATGGGACGATGCCGCCGAATTGGCGGCATATTGGATAGACACCAAACGCAAAGAGGGCTTTAAACACCCGCACATGTCTAAAGAACACGCCATAACTATCATGCGTAACGAGTTTGACGACTTTGCCGCCAAGTTTTACGGGAATCCGCCAGAAGATCAAATAGGCGGAGACTGGTTTATCGCTATGGCTATTGTCACACTAGACGCAGAAGAACATTTCGTAGATGAAAGGGACCTTGTAGGCGATGGAGCCACAGGAAATATACCGCACCTAAGAAGCAAGATGGAAGATTACGGTCACAACAATATCCAAAGATTCGGACTTGATGGACTAATAGTGCGCATACACGACAAGATAGCGCGCTTAGAAAACCTTACAGAAAGGGACTCAGGTTCTCCGAACCATGAGTCCATAAATGACACGTTTACAGATATCGTGGGCTACTGCATCATAGGTTGGCAAGTAATGCTCAACTGCTGGTTGCTTCCCTTAAGAGAGAACGACGAAACACTAGAAAGGTGAGTCGTCGTCGTCTACCTCAAACTTGTATATGTCAGAAGTTAGTTCAGTTGCCTTCATTAAAAGTTCAGTAACCATACTAAAAACGTAATTATGCACAGGGCTACGCGCAAAATCTCCACTTAAATTTTCTTGAGCAAAAGCCATAACATGCTCAAAAGGTAAGAGGATCAACATTCCTAGATCACCCTCATGCCATACCGCATGACTTCCTTGCTCTAAGGACATCAACTCTGAAGATTCCTTCATGCTCTCCCGAATAGACTCAGCAAGAGAATCGCCTTCAGCGATCAGCCACTCTTCAAAAGCAGCGTCCTCTTCGGGGCCGATAGACATGTTATTTTTTCAACACGCCTACAGGGTTTCTCATCACAAGACCACCAACGAAAGTTATAGCGGCTTCTCCCGCTATATCTCCAGTAATAGCCAAAACAATGATACCTATAAGAGCGACCATGCTCATTAACTCTGTCTTATATTGCATTACGTTGTCCATAAGTGTTTCCACGTTACCTTTCCTACTACACCATCTTGCTTGATAGCGAAATTTTTCTGAAACTTTTTAACAGCATTCCTAGTATTACGGCCAAATACACCGTCTACGGATAAATTTAACCTTAGACGAGTATTTAGCCGCTCTTGTAGCATCGTCACGTATTTCCCCTTTGACCGCATTCTTAGCGGTTTCTTTGCGAGAGAATCTCCGATTGCTAATACATACTTAGTGATAGCGTCCCAATCTATCTCACTAGGGTTTCCCTCATCAACACCCATTCCCCCTTTTACCCACGCAGCAAGATTATCGCTAGGGCAATAGGTGGCTTTAAAGTCTCTATGACACTTGATGTATAAATGCTCACCATACTTTTTCCGTGTAGCCTCAACTACAACCAGTATGGCTTCCTTAGCCTTATCAGTAATTGCGTCACCATCTCCGATGTAAGATATAGCAATAGTATTATGGTTGTGCCCCTTCGTGGCCCCTCCAACAGTCCACCCGCGACCCTCAAATATTTGCCCATCTTCAGATATTAGCCAGTTGTACGCGATAGTTCTCCAACCACGACCTTCCACATGGTACCTATCATGCCCCTGAATCTGTTTATAGGGGTCTTTAGGGCTACCAGTAGTGTGATGGAACACGATGCCCTTCATACGCCTTCTAAACGCCACTAAAGGCTTTCCAGTATCTATAGCGCCCCACTCTTCTCTGCTTATATATTTCATCTTAACCCTTCTATCTCTGAATCTATTCTATACATGTCTCTAAGGTCTTGTAAATCTCTTCTTTGCTCTTGAAGCCTGTAACGCCTCTGACGTGCTTGCTCTTCAAGAGAGTTGTGCCTTAAACCGATCCCAAGCAACCAACTCATTACAGAAGCAAGCCTATTTTCCTGACCTCTTTTAGTGTCTGGCATAACCCTACTTAAAGATTGCAAAGGCGGGAACAAACTCCTCATACTATTAAGGTACGAATCTTTCATCACCCAATTTCCATCTGGCGTTTTACGTGCAATGTTATCTCCAGTTATCAGAGAAATAGGTTGCATCAAAAGGTCATTGTTGAATGGAAAAGGAACCTGTTTAAAGTCGCCCTTGTAACTATAACCTTGGAAAATATTCCTATTCATGGTCATCTCAATAGGCGCTTTTATCAGTGGTGACATCATGTTTCCTATAGGTTGCAAAGCCGCACCCACACGCTCTAAAGGACTCATATCTGGTTGAGTCATAGGGTTTATTGTTTCCATAAGGACCCTAGGAGGCAAGTCAAGAGTAAGCCAGCCATGTTGGCCATCAGCGCCAAACATGTTTACAGGGATACCGCCCCCAGTTTGTATCCACTCAGGCACAGAATCAAGATCCTGCATGTCTCCTTGAAGAGAATCTTCCATTCTGTTCATTGCATATACGTATCTATGCATTCTGGCAGGGTTCCTAAATGACTGTTCTAAAACACGTGGAATCGCAAAACGAGTCCACGTGTAAAACGGTATGACTTTTTTAACAACTTTACGCTCAAACGCAGACAGGTCTTGGTAGTTGAATTGGAACTTCCAAACCTTTTCCATACCTGTAGAAGCAGTACCGCCTTTATTAACTATGTCGTCAAACATTAGGGTTCCACGCAGTATGTCCTCTATTTGACCTACGTTAAATTTTTGCGCCTTTTCTAAGAGGATAAACTGAGAAGAAGCAGGGTTTGCTCTCTGTAAGTTTATATCTTTCCCTCCGACACGGACAACTCCCCTGCCTGCGTCTGCAACACGAAACTCTGTTCCAGCCTGTCCATGTCCAGCCGCACCAGTGGAGTCAATAATTCTTGCAACCTCAACTTCGTAAGGGTCAGTGTGTTTAACTAAATGGTTTAACCATTTCTGCTTCTTAGGACCCAAAGAACCTTTACGTATCAGTTCATTCTGTAAACGGACGACTGTACGCGCTGTAACATACTTACCATAAGAGGTAACGTTCACCCCTGCAAGGTAGTTCATAAATACACCACCTTGAAGGTTACGTGAATAAAATCCTGGGGACAATATCGCGTAACCCTTCCATACGTTCTGTACTTTATCGTAATACTCTAAGAACTTACTTCCACCACCATAGTTGCGTTCCATGTCGGTTAAAGAATCTACAAGACTTCTAGGCCCTTGTGACTGCAGCCCAATAGCCCTAAACCCTTGAATCATTACACGATCAATGGCCTCACCAGTGGCCTTCCTGTGGGCTAAATCTTTAAATACAAACTTGTTGCCCCTGATAGCGTTAAGATCTTCTTTAGTGTTAGCCGCAACAATCTTTGTCGCTAAATCAGCATCTTCTTTAACCATTATCTGTATAGCAGACTCAACGTCCTTATATGCTTGAAATAACTCCTCACCAGATCCCTTAAAGTCTGGACTCATCTTATTCAACGCCTCAACGGCTTTACGCATTTCCCCATTAAGTAACTCTAATTCAGCAAGTTCCTCAACAGCAATCCCCTTATCGGTCCTTAAATTATAGGCGTCCACTTGACTCTGTAAAGTCCACTCATCTGCTCTTTGCTTTACAAACCAATCTTGAGCAAGTTGTTCTCGTATCTCAGCGGCCTCATCTACCGTCCGTAATAGGTCGTCGTATAAGTCATCTTGACTGCGCTGTGCCCTCTTTAAAATCTCTATAGACTGACGAACCTGATTAGCATTAGTTCCCAGATCACTTGCCGAGAGTAAATATTGGTTATTCACACGCAAAGGAGTAGATTCCTTTCCGAGGTTCATAGACATCATAAACCTTATAGTGTCGTCCATAGCCTTCTCTTCCCAAGCAGGCAAAATAGACTTAGTGAAAGATTCACCAGTAGAAACGCTTCTCACTTTACCAGCAAGAGGGTTAGTTAAATTGACACTAAAGTTGTAGGGGCGAGCGTATGCGTCAGGATTCCTTGCTAAATTATTAGCCCAACCTGTACCAACATAACCTTCTCGCCCTAAACCTGTATGGTAAGACTCCCAAAGTCTTGCCAAAAGGTGTGCTTCACGATCCATAGGATCTTCCGCTATTGACCTGCTGGTCCTCTTCAAAAAGGCATCAGCGTCATCAGCGTGACCCCAAGTAGCCGACTTAGCCGAACGTGTAGATCTGTACTGTATATGTAGACCAGCCATGAAATCATTCACTACATCTCTGGCATCTCTCTGAGCGAGGGAATAGGCTCTGTTTTGTCCGCCTAGTGTTCGTAGGCCGTTAAAGTTTTTAACTTCAAAATCAAAACCAGCGGGTTTAGCAAGTTCACGTAGGTAGGCTTCCCTGTCAGCGAAATCATCTACAAGTCTACTGACCTCATCTAATGTCATTGTTTGCCTCTTGTACATTACCCATTCAAGAATGCTTTGATAAGCGTCATTGTCTACGGAACCTAGTTCAAATTTTGCCCTTAAGTGTGGGGTTTGAAAAACCTTCTCCACAACAGACATCGTTTCAACAGAATCCCTCACTGCATGATTAACATATTTAATCATGTCAGGTCCACCATATTTACTATCTTGCATGGAACCCTTACCACCACGAAGCGCTCTATTCACAATTCCAGAATCAGCAATATGAGAACGCATAGGATACATGTACCATTCGCCTAGATTCAAAGCGGCGTCATCATATGCTTCAAAAATATTTTTAGCACTTAATTTCAAGGGAGTCATGTAGGCAAGAATCTCAGACCTTAATTGAGGTCCAGCCTTACCCAACATATCTAAAGACATCAAAGCCTGAACGCCCCTCAAATGATCCATGCCTGTCCAAGAATCTATAGCACCATAAGGGCTTGTGAAAAATTCTGTTGCTATCTGATCTAAAATCTCAGCCTGTTGAACAGGAGTTAAAGCAGGGTCAAGAGACTTAGACAGAAGATGATGCGCTTCTTGATTCATTCCATAAAGTTTTATACTCGCCAAATCATTAGGAAGGGCAATCTCTACATCTGCCGTAGGTACATTCTGAGCCTTCTGCCAAGCCATAGGGTGTAACGCAAAGTCACTACTTGCCTCGTCTATCCAAGGCATCAAATTAGACGTAGACCTAGGAGCACCAAGATACACATTACCAACAGGGGTTCCCCACACAGGGTTTGAATGAAATCCAGCAGTTAAAGGTACACCAAACATCTCTGTTTGCTGCGTAGGCGAAAGAGCCTCAAAGTTTATCGGCATTCCTGTAGATGAAACATCTCTAGGGTTTTGAATAGCGGGAAGAACTCTTGCTCTTCCGTTATACAACATTGGATCAAACAAGGCATCATCTACCAAGCCTTGATGCCCTTTAAGACCCCTAATAACATAGATAAGGGTTCCGTCTTTGGAAGCCTTTTCTATGGCATCAGGAGCCATACCAAGATTGAATGCGGCACGCATAGGTAACTGCTCTTCAGGTATGTAAGTTCCACCAAAATTCTCAACAAGCGCCCTAGATCTTGCCTCTAACCACGTCGTGAAATAGGCACGTTGCTCTATGGTCGCATCAGGTAAGTAAATTTCAACAAATCTAGCCCACCCACCATGTGAAGCGCGTACATCATTGATCTTACGTATTTGAGAACGAACTAAATCTTCTACATTAGTTCCTTCCGAACGAAGCATAGGTTGCGCCACACCTGACAAACGTTTCTGACTGTTCAAACCAGCAGTAAAGCCTGCCGCCTCTTCACCAGCATCATCACCGAACAATAAATAATTTACTTCCTGCGGTCTTGACGCATCGTAATCACCCCTTAAGGCTCTAACTGTTCCACCCAACTCTTTCCTAGGAAGCCCATACTCAAAAGGAGTAACACCAGCATCAATTATCTCATCATTAACGCCTAAGAAATCAAACGTTTCCCCTTGATTCACACGTACGACAGCGCCGTCACCCTCACGTATCACAATATTAGAGAAGTCCTCTCCTGCAGCGCCCCAGTTGCCTGTTAAAAGATCACCAAGTAATCCTTTCTGATATTCAACTGCCACAGGATTCAACGGAAGCAGATCGCTTCGCGCTCCTTCCGCTATGATCTCAGGGTTTATTAACCTAGGTTCCCCATTCATGCTCATAACAATCGTGTCATTTATCTGTGCTTGATTAAGAGATGTGCCTTCAACCCACTCTTTGATAACAAAAACATTTCCTAAATCATCTGTAGAGGTGTAAGAAATAGGTGCTTCAGCGTCAAAAGCCCTATATATGCGAGAAGAGAGAACGTCAGCGTTCGCTCTTTGAGCAGTAGGGTACTGCTTTACAAAATATCTCTTACCATTAGGGCCAACCATTTGTTGCCCACGTTGTGAACCGTATTCAAAAATTTCTCCCACAACAGACAGTTCCTGTATTGTGGGTTGCTGAAATATTCTATGGTCAGCATCTAAAGCAGCAGCAACACTGTGCTTAAACTTCGTCATCTGGACAATATCACCTATTGTCAAAACCATTGGTTCTTCGTTGATAGAGGTCCCAAGAACTGCTTGCTGGATCTCCGTACTTGCAGCAGGGTTATCAGCCAACTCTGCCTGCTTGAGCATTATACGTTGGTTAGCCTCCTCGGCGTAACTGGCTAAAAATCTATCTAAATCGCCTACATCTTCTATAACGTTCCTGATAGGTGGATCTAATGGGATACTATTTCTTGCTTGCACAGTGAACATCTCTGACCAACTCTGGTTGCCCTCTATGACAACACCAAACTCGTTGCCAAACCTGCGTTTCAACTGTGGAGTCATGTCCAACATGCTTGTAAAAAGATCATCTAAGACCTTCGTAACGGCTTTTTCTTGGTTGGTTATTAATTCTAAAACCTTAAGGACCTGATCGGGACTAGCCGCTCTGGCTATCCCATCAGCCCCAACTAAAAGATCTTTATAGTTGTTAAGTAGTGCATACTCTAAAATTCCGTCATCTTGTAAATTCTTTAAAATAACGTCATAAGTTTCTAGAACGTCCTTCATCATCATTATGTCTAGGTCGTCTAAGCCTCTTGCGGACATAGATTCAAACATTCTTTCAGGGTCAAAATCATTCGCCACATTCTTCCAGAAAGTCATACCATCTGAAATTTGCTCTATACTGCCGTGCAAATAAATCTGATTAAAAGCCTCCCTGTATTCCATAGCCGCATTTTTGGCGGCTTGTATGCTTCCAAAAGCACTAGTTAATTGGTCCTCTATGAATCTTGTATTCTTGACAGCATCTTCTACCTCCATGTATTTCGTGTAAAACAAGCCGTCCCTGAAATGTTTATCAGGAGTTCCTAGAACTGCATCATTCAACCTAGTCTTAAGTGCATCTACTTCACCCTGTAATTGCTTTGCTCTCTGTACAGACCTGCCTGCGGCTGCTCTCACCACACCTTCCGCTTCGTCTATTTGTAGTTGCCTTGCCGCTATGTCTGCCTCTATCTGAGATATTTCCATTTCCTTCGCTATGATTGCTTGCTCCCTGTCCATAACGAACTCATTAACTTCTTCAGCAAATTTCACATTGTTTAAATACAATTCATCAATTTGCCTGATCTGTGCCTCTAACTCAACAATTTCAGCACGTATAATATCTTTGGCTGCATCATCAGCATGTACCCCTTGAGATAATTTAACCTCAAGACGTCCTATCAGTTCTTGCCTTTCCTTAAGGTTGTCGTATATGCGTCTAGAAGCAGCACGCTCCACAGTGGTAGGAACACCATTCTTATACAACCATCTATGCTGAAGTACCCCAGCACCCTGCAACTGGCTTTCTAACCATACCTGACCTGTTCTATGTGCAAGCATGTCTGCGTATGCTGAAAAGGACTTGGATATGCTTTCTTCAAACATATGGTGCCCTACTTTAGCCTCGTCCATAATGGAGTTAATTTGGGCGACAATGCTTTGTCCTTCAACAAAGTCTTTGCCTCCGAAACTCATGCGTGCAGGAGTATTCGCAGTATCCATAGCAGATTCAAAAGCAACGCGAACATTGAAAGGAAGGTCTGCGTCCGCCCAAGGTGCGTCCCAGTTGTAACCATCTGGTAAATCAAATTTCCCTTGTTGCTCTGCGTTTAAATTATTCCACCAATCCTTCGCACGGTTCTTATACTCATTAGGAGTTAAATACTTACGCCCATGTTCAGTGCCTGAGCGCTCCATATCAGGAGCGCCTCTACCCTGCCTAAAATTAAACTTGCGAGCATTTCTTAACTCTTGTGCAAATTCTGGCGTTATAGAACGGTGACCAAAGTCATCTACAAAGTTTAAAAACTGTACACCAGACTGTGCTTCCGCCATCATGTGTGCTTCATTTAGTGCCGAACGTAAACCATCTTTTAAATGCATTAAACCTAAATCATCTAAAAGTTTGTCCGCCTCTAAGTCACCTTCTAGTGCTCGGAAAAACGTTACCTCCGCATCTGCGCGAGAGAGGGAACCATCAGCGCCAGAGATTGCTTCATCTACGGCCAATCCAAGTCTTTGCCTAAATGCAGTTCCAAGGTACTTTTCCATTTCCCCGCTTTGCAGGTATCTTTGCAACATGACCCTAGCGTGCTGTTGTCCCCAAGGATTCTTTACGTCCTTAACTTTCATCTTAAGTAATTTTTTTGTACCCCCTACAAAACCAGTTGCTCTTCTCCATGCAGATCCTGGGATATCTGCAAAAATCTTATGGAACTGCATAGGTATAAGCCTTATTAGTTCGTCTGCCCTGCTGTTAGGTAGACCTGTTGCAAACTTGAAACCTGTTTGATGCTGTATAGGGGTTTTACCTACCCTGTATCTAACATTATTTAAAGTTTTGCGACCCCACTCACCAGTCATGGGTATTTTCATACCCCATTGAGTACCAAACGGGGTTGAACCCGCTAGATCCTGAGCAGAAACTAAAGGTATATGCTGTTTCCCAACGTTTATATTGTCAGGTAAAAATCTGGTGAGAATCCCGCTACGAGGAGTTCTCACCTGAGAAATCAAACCCTCTGCTTCAATTCTCCAAATATCATCTTGAGCCGCTCTAGCAGCATCATCTAAAGAATTGTATGCCTCAGTACCGAAAATCTTTTTCTGGCCTTCTTGGTAACTACGAATCCAACCTGCCCTATGTTGAGCAGCAGTCATACCGTTTCTATCAAGCCCAAACCTATGCATGTATGTGGCTACAACACGTGCTGTATCCGCAGACAGGGCGTTAATACCCTTCTCCACTACCCTTCCGCCGTCCATAATTTTTACAATATCTGTAAAGAGGTCATCTGGACCAGCGCTCGCACGCACAGTGCTTGTTACATCATCAAAAGAGAAAAGAACACGCTTGCCAGTGGCATCAACTGCATTAAGGAAAATGTTGTCGGTTTGAGCAACACCCATGTTGGCTAACCGCTGAGTCCCCCTAGCAGTTACATTAATGCCTCCTTGTGTAGCCAAGTCCTCAACTACCTCTTCAAAAATTTCCCTTACGCGACCAGCGGCCTGCTTTACAGAGGCCTCTGATGTTATATCAATACCTTCCTCTACTAGTCTCCCCATTACTCCATCAGCCAGTTCTCTGGTGCTTCTCTCAATAGATTCTTCGGCTAATTCTTGCCCTGACCTTCTAGCCACACCCCTGAAAACATTCTCGCCCATTTCCTCAATAATGCTTCGCGTAACAGTCATTGCAACAGTCTCGCCGCTTGCACCTATACCGCTTCTTAAAGCCTTCGCTACACCCTGAGTTACTCCGAAGCCACCAAGCCAATTTATAGGGTCTAAAATCAAATCAGGGGGTAATGCTAACGCCCCGCTAGTAGAAGGCCCTATAGACCAACCAGTGCCAAGCGCATTATCCCAATCAAACCAATGTTTGGTACCCCAATGGCTTTCTGGGTTTTGCAACCAGTTAGCGTCCTCAAACAAGCGACCAAAAGTATAAACTTGATAAAAGTTTTCTGGATCTAATTCTTCAACACTTGTCGTAATCGGATTCTCACCTTGAACAATGCTTTCCCAAGGTAAAGCGCGACCAAGAACAACAGTGTTCAAAAACATTACAGGATTCAAAGTAGTCAGATATTTTGTCCTGTCGTAAAAATCTGTAAGTTCTTCTTTTCCAGCCTTGAAATAATTGCTAAAAGAATCTAAACCTTCACCAGAGGCAAGATCAGAACCTAATCTCCACAGATTAGTAATGCCTCCGTCAATGAGTTTGGCTGTAGCGGCCACAGCAGAGAGCGGTCTACCTAATGTCACTAAAGCGCGACCAATTAGACCACCTATGCGGCTTTGCCAAAAGCCGCCTTCGTTTTGTTGATCTTGAAAATCTTGCCTTGCCTGAGTATCTACCCAAGGAACAGTGTCATAATTATCTAACGAACCTCTAATTTTAGAAGGATCGTAACGATTAATTACTTGATCTATGTTAGTTAAATTGTTTTCGCCTACACCAAAAGTATCTCTTAAGATATCTGTGGTGGATCGTTGATTCCCAGAAGGTCTTTCAACTTCAGGCGGCTTTGAAAAACTAGGAGGTTTTACTGTATCCAGAAGTTGTTGTCTGTCAATCGCCATGTCATTGTCTAAATTGTGGACCAGCAAGTATGCCTAGATCCGCTGCAGATACTGCAGGGCCAGTCTCCTGCCCTCTCATAATATAGTCATACGTATCATAACTAGTGTACGGATCTCCGTGCCTGTTAGGACTCTTGTAAACTGTACCTTCAAATGGTGGTTGTTCTTGAGATCTAATATCTACTTCATCTACCTGAGTATCTGTAAGAGTGTGATAAACATTCCATGTTGTTGCAACAGCGGTTACTTCAGACCATTCGTCAGTCTTGCCAACATCTTCACCATAAGAATTTACATCTAAGTATGTATTTTCAATTTGGAGAGCGTTAGCGGTATAAATTGCCATTTGTTCATCAATGGCTGCTTCGTCATAGAACCAAAATTCTTCTCCGTTAGGTGCCTGCCACCAAGCCCCCTGTTGGTCATCTGTAAAACCAGCCATAATAATGTCTTTATCTTCTTCTAAGGCAGAT